TACGCCAAGGCGGGACCAATGCGCCAAGCAATGGCCTGCTCCTATGCCGAAGGCACCATGCCCTCATCGAGCGATCACGAGTGCTAGCAGCACGCGAACAAAACTCAGCAAGCACCCGCACCCGCGCTTTCTGAGAGCCGATACCAGGATGACTTCGGAGTGCGCTGCGCAAAATCGCTTCGTTTCCAGCGGGTGCTAGCTCAGCCCGGTTCAAGACGACTGCGCGAACGGCGGCGGCGGCGGGCAAGCGCCGCTTGCGCCGGATCCACCGCCGCCCGGCGCCTACTTCTCCTCGACCTTGAGCGCGTTGCCGATCTCCCAGAATGTCGGCGCCCACAGGCCGACAAAGATCGCCAACCGCTGAGTGCCTGCCTGGTCGCTGCCGTTCGTGCCGGTGCGCCAGACGACGATGCTCGCGAGGACCGAGGCCAGGCCCGCGACGTAGCCGACCTCGCTGTTCAGTCCGACCTTCTTCATCAACTTAATCATCGGCTGCTCCTTGGTGGGTGGGGACTGACCCTTCCCGGGGAGTACGTGCTCGAAGACGCCGAGGCCGTCGCGCGCAACCGAGTTTGGCGCCGGTGCAGTGTCGCCGAAAGTTATTGGGCGTGAACATCACCGTTGAGGGAGACGCGAGTGGCGGGTCGAGGAATGCTGAGTCAAATCCAGCCGAGCAGCTTGACCGGCTCCGGCTTGTCCTCGACGCGCTGCACGAGCATGCAGAGCGCGACGATCCCGTCGACCTGGACGCCGCGCGAGGGTGACGCGACCCGCCACCCCCGTCGGGAGTGCGAGGCGACGGCGTTGCTCGCATGCCGGGCGAGATCGGGATGGGGCGGGGAGCTGATGCGTTTCTCAGTGATCGCCGCATGCAACGCAACCGACGCGGGGCACATCCTCGCGTCGGTTTGAGGCAGCTCGACGCATAGGACGCCGTCGCGTTCGAGTTCGAGCGCGGCTTGCCGGGCGCGCCACGGGTCGAAGCAGAATTCCATGATCGGGTGCTCGTCGCGTAGGGCGCGGACCTGCTCAACGGCTCCGAGGATCGCGTCGTCGGCCGTGTGAATCCAGCAGCCGACACGCAGATCAGCCGTCGCCCATAGCAGCGCGGTGGCTGACTCAGTGCCGCCGACGTCTAGCGCGAGCCATAGCGGCTCGCCCGGGGCGATGCGGGGTCCGGTCGGGTCGACGCACGCCGCCCACTGCCCGGGAGCAAGCCATGCCCCGGCGGCGGCTCCCCACTGTCCGCAGTGAAGTTGCCGGTAGGCGAGATCGGGCACGGCTTGGCGTTGGGAAGCGAGCGCGGCTTCCGATAGCCAGCTCGCCGGATTGCACTGCTTCACCTGCGTCGGGTCGTCAGGATCGCCGTCGGCCGGAAGCGCCCACTGCAACGTGCTCAAGTCGGGACCGTGGCACTCCGTAAGAGCGCCGGAGACCTTCACCGTGGGCTGACTGAGGGCGCGCGCGCGGAGCCGTCCGAGCGGGCTTTCAGCGCCCTGCCCGGCGGTTGAGATCGTGACCATCTTCGCGCCCGGTCGTTTGACCAGGGCCGTGCGAAGGGTCAAGTAGACCTCAGCATCCTTATGGGCGTGCAGCTCGTCGATGATGACAAGTGAAGGTGTTAGCCCGTGCAGTTTCGGAGCGTCTGACGCGAGCACCCGGAGCCGCCCGCCGTCAGGGGCTCGGAGTTCGAGGTGCCGTACCAGGAGGCGAGAAGCGACGGCGGGATGCTGCGCCACATCCTTGGCGTAGCTGAACACGACGGAGGCTTGCTCGCGGCTCGCGGCCGCCACATAGATGCTGGCTTTCGGCTCCGTCAGGAGGCGATAAACGGCGAGAGTTCCGACCAGGCGACTCTTTCCGTTGCCTCGCGGTATCAGAACGAGGAGTTCGCGTTCTGACCCGAAGGCGGCGCGGATGATTTGCCGTTGGAACGGTTCGAGCCGGAGTCCGAGCATGCCCGCGAAGCGCTCGAAGCGCTCGACGTCAACCGATGAGGAGGGCGGGCGAGTTCGTCTTGCGACTCGGTCGAAGGGGCCGATTCAAGCCCCGCCCTTCGGCGGCTGGCAGGGGTCAGCAAGAGGCTTGCGGCGAGCGCCCGGACGTCTCCGGCGGCTTCTCGCGCGAGCTTGTGGGAGGGGTGCGCGACGGCTTGCCCGCGACTGCCGGTCGTGGTCAGGGGGCGCGGGCAGCTTCGGCGGTGGCGCGCTGGAGCGCGGCGACGGCGCGACAGTAGCTCTCCAGTATCGGGCTATCGGTATCTGACCACGTTCCTTGCGCCCGGAGCTGGCGTTGCGCGCGGCTCCACAAGTGGCGTAGCGGCGCCTCGAAGTCTCGCGGCGGCGCGATCGGCTTAGGCGCGCGGGCTGCCATTCCCCTATTTTAGTCGACGCGACTACAATTTCTGCGGACGTGGCTTGGTATCAGCGCAAACCGGCGGAAGACCGCACCCTGACGCGCGCGAACGTGCCCGCCCCGTTGCTCCCTACGACGTTGGCGGGACCGGCGGTCACGCCGACGAACGCGCTCGCGATCTCAGATGCCTACGCGTGCGTTCGAGCCCTGAGCGACACGGCGGCGAGCTTGCCCCTGCATCTCTACCGGCGCAACCCGGACGGTTCCCGCGAACGCTACTTCGGTGCTCCCGCCGATCGGCTTCAGCGCCCGAGCGCGTGGCAAAGGCAAGGCGACCTCGTCGGGCAGATCGTCGCGCACTTGAACACCTACGGGAACGCGTACATCGGCAAGTACCGGGACGCGGAGGATCGCGTCGCGTCGCTCGGACTTCTCGACCCGGAGCGCGTCACGCCGGAGATCAGAGACTCAGAACCCGTCTTCGGCTTCGCCGATATTCAGGGCCGCCAAATGGTGCTCGGCCCGCGCGACGTGACCCATATCCGGCTCATGTCGACGGACGGACTGACCGGCCTCTCGCCGATCCGTCAATGCGCGGAAGCGCTCGGATTGTCGGGGGCGTTGGCGGCTATGGCGGGCCGCACTGTCTAAACGATGCCGCCCCGCGAGGCGTGTTGAAGATCGGGCAGCGCACCACGCCGCTTGCCGGTACTGGCGATGAAACGACCGTCGAATCGCTCGCGCGGGCATGGGAGGGCCGCCATAAGGGCGAGCCGGGCCGCGTGGCGGTCATTCAAGGCGACGTTGAGTTTGTGCCGGTGAGTATGAGTCTCGCCGAAGCTGAGTTTCTGGCACAAAGAGAGTTCTCTACTGCCGAGATCGCCCGCATCTTTCGGGTGCCGCCGTGGATTGTCGGCGCGAAGTCCGGTGACTCTTTGACTCACGCGACCGTAAGTGAGCAAGCGAAAGCGTTCGTGACTTTTTCACTCCGGCCGATTCTCACGCAAATCGAGCAGGCGATCACCGCCGACCCGGACCTTTGTCCCGGCCCGGGCTTGTTCTGTGAGTTTCTGTTAGACGAGTTGCTGAGGGGTGACGCTTCGCAACGCAGTGAGGTTTATGAGAGAGGCTTGCGGGCCGGTTACTTGACGGTTGGCGAAGTGCGCCGATTCGAGAACCTGCCGCCGCTTGAAGTTGTTGAGACAGTCCCGGCTCAACCGCTCGAACCGCCGATCCCGCCCAAAGAGGAGGCTCCCGTTGCCACATAAGAGGGCGAGCGCCCCTTCGATCCAGGGCGCGAAGAGCGGCACGTTCGTTTCTTGGCACGGCTCGACGTATCACCTACGGGAGCGTCCCCCGGAGATCGTCCGCGCCACCCCGCGCCCTAACGACGCCGTCGAAGTGGAGTTCGTCGGCCGCCGCACCCGCTTGCTCCAGCCGCGCTTTGACTCGACGAACCCCGCCGATGCCGCCTGACCGTCCCTCACCCGGCGACGTTGAGCAACGCTCCGCCGCGATCCAAGCGCCCGCTCCGCGCGTCGAAGGCAACCGCCTACACGGCGTGATCCCGTACGCGGTCGAATCCAGGGACCTCGGCGGCTGGCGGGAAAAGCTCGCGCCGGGCTGCCTCGCGGGCGCCGATTTGAGCGATCTCGTTTGCACTGTCGGCCACGACGAGAATCGGCTACTTGGCCGCCACCCGAAAACCCTTTCCGTCGAGCAGCGAGACGACGGACTCGCTTGGAGCTGCGACCTGCCTAACGGGCCGACCGGCCACGACGTACGTGAAGCGGTCCTGAGAGGCGACCTGCGCGCGACGTCGTGGCGGATGGTCGTCGCTGCGGGGGGTGACCGTTGGGATGGCGACGTCCGCGTAATCGAGCGGATCGCCGAGCTACGCGACGTCGCTATCTGCGCGAACCCCGCCTATCCCGCTGCGCGCGCCGAGCTGCGCGCCAGACCTGAAAGCAACGAGCAAAGGCAACCCATGCCCGACGAGACAACCGAAGCGCGACCGGGCACCGATCCCGCCGCGAGCAACCCCGCCGCGAGCAACCCCACGCCCGTAGGCGGCGGCGGAGCGACCACCACGACCGGCGGGAGCGGCCTCACCGGACAGACCACGTCTAGCCGGTCAACGCTTCGCGTAGAGGACCGCACGGCCAGCACGCCGACCGTCGAAGCAAGGGTCATCGAAGCGCTACGCAGCGTCCCTCGCGGCGAAGCGCGCAGCCTCACGACGACCGTCTGCGTCTCCCCCGGCGAAGTCTCAACCGTCCTCTTCGACAAGGTGCGCGCGTCAAGCGTCGGGTTGCGCTCCGGCTTCCGCGTCGTGACCACGACCAAGGACTCCGTGGTCTGGCCGTCGATCACCGCCGACGCCGTACCCGCGTGGTATGCGGAAGCCGCCCCGATCGTTCCGGGCGACCCGACATTCTCGTCGGTCACGGCAACGCCGCGCAAGCTCGCGCACCTCATCCAGCTCTCAAATGAGGTGATCGAAGACAGCGATCCCTCCATCGTTCAAGTTCTTAACGATCACCTTCTCAAGGTGCTCGGGTTGAAGCTCGACGCCGGACTGTTCAGCGGGACCGGGACCGCCCCGGAGATTCGCGGACTCCGCAACGTCGCGGGTAGCCAGACCGTCGATCATGGCGGGGCGAACGGGGCCGCCCTCGCGAACCTCGACCCGATAGCGGACGCGCTCGGCCTCCTCGAAGCCGCGAGCACGACCGCAACCGCGATCGTCTGCGCGCCCCGCACGTTCGGCGCGCTCAGGAAGTTGAAGACCGCGCCGACCGGCTCAAACGAGCATCTGCTCAGCGAATCGCCGAGCGCCGACCTCCAGCCCCGCATCTTCGGCGTCCCGGTCTACGTCTCCGGGCAGCTCGCCGTAAACGAGACACAAGGCACGTCCTCGGACGCCTCCTCGATCTACGTCTACAACGCCGCCGAGATCGTCTACGTCCGCCGCACCGAAATCGAGCTGGAGCTAGACCGCTCCCGCCTTTTCAATAGCGACCAATCCGAGCTACGCGCCCGGATGCGCGGCGACTTGATCGTCCCGAACCCTTCCGCCGTCGTCCGCGTCGCCGGTATCCGACCCTAGGAGTTGCCGGCTATGTCACCCGTCCGCAAAGCACCCGAGTCCGACCCGGCCGAGATCGTTCACGTCAACGTCAAGCCCGGCCGGACCGTCATCCTCGGAGTGAAAGCGTTCGGCGACCGCGCCACGCTCCAGCTTCCCCGCCGCGACGCCGAATCGTTGATCGCGTCCGGTGACGTAGAAGCGGTCGACCCCGCCCGGCTGCCGGACGTTGCCGAGCGTCCGAGCCCGAGCTAACCCCGTGACCGACCGCCAATGGCTGCGCCAGCTTCTGGAGGACGAGCCGTCGACGATGCTCGACTCGACGGCCGCGAGCGGCACTGACACGGACTTCTACGTCGGAAGCCCGCCGATCACCGCGGGGAGCGTCACGGTGGCCGTCAACGGCTCGCTGATCACGAGCTTCACGATCGTCGACGCCGCCGTCGTGCGCTTCGCCTCTCCCCCAGCGGAGGGAGCCTCCGTCACGATCCGCTACGGGCGGCAGACGTTCGCGGACGTTGATCTCGACTTCTACCTCTCGCAGGCGCGACTCGACTACTCCGAGCTGCGCCAGATCGTCTACCGGGCCGCTGTACTCGCCCTCGACTCATTGCTCACCGGGGCCGCGACCGCGCTCCCCTTCGGCGCGGGGAGCGAGACGTTCGACATGGTCTCCGTCTTCGACAGGTTGACCAAGCTGCGCAGCATCGCAGCGAGCGAAACGACGGCGCGCCCGAGCGTCTACGTCGAGCCCGTCCTGCCGCCCGTCGTTCTCGTGCAGCTCGGGCGTTCAGCTACGCACCTTGCTCCGTTTCTACAGATCAGCGAAGAACGCAGGCAGAACCTCGACCCGCTCGACCTGCTCGACCTGCTCGACCGTGCGTGGCACCCCTAGCTCGTACTCCTTGAGCAGGTCGCACAACCGCTCACCGTCGATCAGGTCGACGGGTGGCGCACCTTCGCGAGTCGCCTCGTACTTTGCATCGGCCGTGAAGGTACCGGTGGTGATGAGCAACCCTTTGTCGCCGCGACCGCTCATTGCACCTCGAAAGTCGCGGACGGCTCCCGCCCCAACGCTCCCCTTGTACCGCTTGCACTGGAAGAAGACCGGAAAGCTGACGAGCGACAACCGGTAGACGCCGATCCCATCAATGCCGCCGTCGCCGCTCTTGCCGGTCACCGTTGCGTTGATGAACCCAGCCTCCCGGAGGAGGCGTCGTGCGAGTCGCTCGAATTGGTCTGGCGGCACCGCGAGGATTGCCTCAAGGAGCTGCTCTTTCCAATCGCGAGCAGAGGGAGTAGCACCGCCGTCCGAATCTGGATCGCCGGTGTGTTCGGATACGGCCGCCTCTTTGATCTTCTTTCTACGGTCTGCTCGCAGCTCAGCGACGTATGCAGCGTGCCCGCTCGCGACCTGGTCCTCGGTCATGCTGCGGCCGAGTTCCGTCGTGCTCCAGACGCCGCGTGTGCTGTTGATGAGCGCGCCCATGCCCTTGAGGTATGTCCTGGCCCACGCGAGCCTGTACTCGATTTCGCCCTTCGGACCGTCACCGTGCGGCACCGATTGCTGTTCCTCGGTGAACCCTTCGAGTTCCATCACCTTCTCGACGATCTCCTCGATGGTTCCTGAGTCGCCAATGCTGCGGACCGCCCGCAGGGTCGGCCAAAGCAATTCGTTGTACGAAGGGATCAGGAAGTCGGAGTGCACGCTGCGGAAGCTACATGGCGACCGATCCGACGGTCATTTTGCCTTGTCGTCGGTTATGGGCATGTAGCCCAGCCTCCGGCCGTGGGCGGCGTGCCCGAGCTGGCATGCTTGACCATGTGCAGCCCGATCCCGTTCGCGCTCGACGGGCCGTCATCTACAAGATCACGTACCCGAACGGGAAAATTTACGTCGGAATGGACCTGACCGACACCCTCAACTACTTCGGAAGCGCCGACAGCAGGCTCATCGAGCGCGATTTCTCGCTGGAGCAGCGACGAGACTTCACGATCCGCAAGGAAATACTGTGGGAGTCCGAGACAGCCTCCCGCTCCGAGGTGACCCGAATGGAAGTCAGCTACATCAGATCGTTGCGCTCGAATGATCCCTCCATCGGCTACAACCAATGGCCGAAGCGAGCGGTTCCCACCTCGTAGGCGCGCTGTGGGCACGGCCGTCGGCACGGCGTGGGCACGAAACGGGGTCATTGCGCCCGCCGTACAGTAAGCCGATGGGGGGAAGGCCGAGATATTGGGAGTAGGGCGGGAGTACAGCCGACTCCGATTGTCTGCCCCTTGGAACGCCGAAAGCCCCGTTTAGCAGGACTTTGGGCGATGCCCCCGGAAGGAATCGAACCTTCAACCTTCGGATTAAGAGTCCGCTGCTCTGCCAGTTGAGCTACAGGGGCGAGGATCGAGCAGTGTAGCCAGGCGCCGGCCGCTGGCCACGGTCAGCCGGCGGCGGCGCCCGTCCCCCGGGCGGCCTGCTCGATCTGGCCGCGCAGCGCCTCGCGCTCGTCCTTCGGGGAGAGCTCGAGAGCCTTGTCCTTGGCCAGATCACCCTTGCGCTTCTGGCCCGCCGCATAGGCCGAGGTCGCCAGCTGTGCGTAGGTGTTGGGCCCTGGACGCGCCTCCGCGATCAGCTCCTGTGCGGTGACCAGCTTCTCGGCCTCGTTCAAACCGTCGGGTGCGTACGCCTGGACCATGAGGCTTGCCACCCGGGACGCCTCGGTAGGGCTCGGATTCAGGCTGAGGAACCGTTCCCAGGCGTCGGAGGCCTGGCGGAGCTTGGCCCTCCCGGGATCGGTGTAGGCGTTGCGACTCGTGTCGAAATTCCCGCCGATACCCGCGAGTGAGAAGCGAGCGCGAGCCAGCTCGGCCCAGGCCGCCTGGTCCTCCGCGTCGCGTCGCGTAGCCGCGAGCGCCTGCGTCTCGCGCTTCGTGAATCGGTCCTGGCCGGCGTCCCCGCCCCCGCCCCCTCCCTGGGTGATCGCGTCCACCAGCCCGCCGGATGTACCACCGCCGATTCCGAACAGGACCAGGCCGCCGCCCATGAGGATGGCCAGCGACAGGTAGATCACCTTGATCGTGTTGCGGCGGCCGCGGCCGCGGAGGTCGAAGAGCATCGGGGTCAGTGGCGGTCGTCGTCGGACTCGAGCGGCAGCTGGTCGGCTTCCGGCGTCTCGGCTTCCTCTCGCGCCGCCGCTCTCCTAGACCGTCGGTCCAGGAGCGATGCGATGAGAATACTTCCCTCGTAGAGCCCGTACATCGGGACCATGATCAGCAGCATGGTCACCGGATCCTGGCCCGGCAGGATGGCCGCGGCGACAGCGATCACGATGAGGGCATAGCGCCGTGTGCGCCGCAGCTGGGCGATGCTCACGATGCCCACGCCGGTGACAGCCAGGATCCCGATCGGCACCTGGAAGGCGAGCCCCATGGCGATGAGCACGGTGATCGCGAACTTGTAGTAGTCGCGGGCCTGAAGCAGGATGTCGTACTCGTCGTCGTTGAAGTTCTGCAGGAAGTCGACGGCACTCGGAAGGACCGCGTAGTAGGCGAACAGGACACCGCCCACGAAGAGGAAGGGAACCGCCAGCATCAACGGCAGCGCGACTTGCTTCTCCCGTGGGGAGAAGGCCGGGAGCACGAACGCGTACATCTGGTACAGGATCAGCGGAAGGGCCAGCAGCAGCGCTGCGTAGCTTGCGAGCTTGATCGTCTGCGTGAACGGCTCGCCGACCCCGAGGGTGACCGGCTTCTTCGCCTGGCGTGGCGGGACGGTGTTGGCCAGCGCCCGTGCTGAGCGCGCCAGGTTGCGGTACTCGCCGGCAATGGACGCGACTTCCGCGCTGGCGGCGAGGCGGAGGTAGATCTTCTCCTGGACCAGGAAGGTCCGCTTGGTCTGCTGCTGGAAGGCGGCTTGTCGCTCGAACGGGTCCGTCGACTTGCCGTCCTTCTTGAACGCCGTCTTCTCGAGCGGGACGTTGACGATGTCGAGAATTGCGCCGTTCTGCCACGCGCAGAAGCCGAACGCGACGACCAGCGCCGCTGCGCAGACGATGAGCCGCGTGCGCAACTCATCGAGATGCTCAACGAGGCTGAGTCGATCCTCGTATCCGATCGAGCGTACTGCCGTTGCCATCAGAAGCCCCGGGCGGCCACGAGCGACCGCCTAGCGGCGCTCGGGGACGACCTCGCCCTCGAGCGCGGGCTCGTCCGCCACCGTCGCGGCGCGAGCTCCGGCCGGCTTCGCTCCCGACGGGCGGTCGATCGCGACCTTCTCGCGCCTCATTCCGGCCCCGTGACCGTCGCCTTCTTCATGCCGGCTCGTGATCGACTGCTTGAACTCCCGCATCCCGGCACCGAGCGACCGGCCCATGGCGGGCAGGCGCTTCGGCCCGAGGACGAGCAGAACAATGACCAGCACGATGGTCAGCTCGAGCGGGCCGATGCCCTGGATGAAGGCGAGTTTCATGGGGTCTGCGACCTCCTTGAGGATGCGTCTGAGGGTAGCGCTTCAAATTTTCGCGTCGAACGGTCA